AGTTTAATTTTACGTCCACAAAATGAGATTTCGGGAATTCAGTGATGCCCAGACCCAGAACCCCCTCGAAAATCCTCGACGCCCGCGGCGCTTTCAAGAAGAACCCGCAGCGCAAGCGTGACGGCGAGCCCGAGGTGAAGAGTCCGCTGGGTGCGCCGCCCGAACACTTGAACGAAAGCGAGGCGGGCTGCTGGCACGAGATTGTTTCATATGCAGCCATGGGCGTGCTGACCCAAGCCGACCGCCTGTCGGTAGAGATTGCGGCGCGGCTGCTCGCCGAGTCGCGCGTAGGTTTCATAGAGATGCCGACCGCCAGGCTGTCCAGGCTTCACGTCATGCTCGGCCAGTTCGGTATGACTCCGTCGGAGCGATCGAAGCTCAACATCGAGAAGCCGAGAGATGCGAACCCCTTCACTGCGTTTGACGAATGATTACGCGAGGGGAGTAACAAAGGGGAAGATCCCCGCCTGCGAGTGGGTTGTAAAGGCATGCCAGCGACACCTGGATGATCTGAGTCGGGCAAAGAGCAAGGGCTACCCTTACGAGTTCTCGAAGGAGAGGGCAGCCAGGGTCGTCAACTTCATTGAGCGCCTGCCCCACACCAAGGGCCGCTGGGCCGCGAAGCGCAAGCTGATCACGCTGGAGCCATGGCAGTGCTTCTTCTTCGGCGCTCTGTTTGGTTGGATTCGCAAGGCCGACGGCGCCCGCCGGTTCCGCGAGGCGTACCTCGAGGTGCCACGCAAGAACGGCAAGTCGGTGAAGGGCGCTGGCGCCGGGTTGTATTGCCTGCTGGCAGACGGCGAGTACGGCGCGGAGGTTTACTCCGGCGCAACCACAGAGAAGCAGGCTTGGGAGGTGTTCCGCCCGGCACGGCTGATGGCCAAGAACGCTCCAGGGCTGAGCAGCCATTTCGGCCTTGAAGTGAACGCGTCGAACCTGCTGAGATTGGAGGACTACGCCAAGTTCGAGCCGTTGATCGGTAACCCGGGGGACGGCTCAAGCCCGCACTGCGCGATCGTTGACGAATATCACGAGCACAAGTCTTCGGACTTGTTCGACACGATGCAGACCGGCATGGGAGCGCGCGAGCAGCCCCTGATGCTGGTGATCACTACGGCCGGCGCGAACATCGGCGGGCCTTGCTACGAGAAGCGACTTGAGGTGCAGAAGGTGCTGTCGGGCGTATTCGATGACGACCGCCTGTTCGGCCTGATCTATACCCTGGACGAAGGAGACGACTGGACCGACCCGAAGATGTGGGCGAAGGCAAACCCGAACCTCGGGGTGTCGGTGTCCGAGGACTTCATTGCCGCCCAGGTATCAGCGGCACTGCGCAGTCCCTCGAAACAGAGCTCGGTAAAGACCAAGCACTTCAACATCTGGGTGGGTGCAAAGAACGCCTGGATTAACATGGAGCAGTGGGCGGCCTGCGCGGACCCCGCGCTGACCACGGACCGCTTCAGGGGATCGTCAGCGATCCTCGGTCTGGACCTTGCAACTCGCATTGACGTCGCGGCCCGGGTGGATCTGTTCCACCAGGACGTCGACGGACAGCGGCACTACTACGCGTTCCCGACTTTCTACGTCCCGGAGAGCGCGCTGCTCGAATCGAAGAACGCCAAGATGTACGCGGGTTGGGCAGAGTCTGGCTACATCACCGTGATGGATGGCGAGGAGATCGAGTTGTCCCGCATCGAGGAAGACGTGCGCGAGACACCTGAGCGGTATGGAGTGCAAGAGCTCGCATACGACCCGTGGCAGGCCACGCAGCTGGCGCAGAATCTCAGAGCTGAGAACGTCGAGGCGGTGGAGTTTCGAAACACGGTCGGGAATATGTCCCCCGCCATGCGAGAGCTGGAGGCAGCAATCGCCGGGGGACGATTCCACCACCCTGACAACCCGGTGCTGAACTGGATGGCGTCCAACGTGGTCGCCAAAGAAGACGCCAAGGAAAACATCTTCCCTCGCAAGGATCTACCGGAGAACAAGATCGACGGCATGATCGCGCTGATCATGGCTATCGGCCGCGCCATACACGGCGAGCCGGCAGTGATATCCCCTTGGGAAAACCCCGAATTCTCGATAGTGAGCTGACCTATGGCCTTTTGGAATCGACGCAGCAAGCAGCCTGTGGAGGCCCGCTCGTCTATAGAAGACCCGAAGGTCGCTATCTCTAACGCCCGCATCATCGAGTTTTTTGGATTTGGTGCTGATACAGCTGCCGGTATTCATGTGGACAATGAGGCGGCGCTGAGCGTCCCGGCTATCTGGGCTGCGGTCAACTTCCTGTCGGGAACGATGGCCGGACTGCCTCTCCATGTGTATCGCCGCGGCGAGGATGGCGCGGAGCTGGTTACCGACGAGTGGGCGAACGTGCTGCAAAAGTCGGTCTCTGACGAGATGAGTTCATTCGCCTGGCGCAAGTACACCTATGAGCGTGTGTTCACGGGTGGGCGCGGGTACACCCTGATCGAAAGGAACGGCCCGATTCTGCGCGGCCTTGTACCTCTGATACCAAAACATGTGACGCCAGAGTTTCGAAACGGGAGGCGGGTCTATCGCTACAAGCCCAACAACACCGAAACGGTATACCAGGCCAGGGACATAATTGACATTCCCTTCATGCTGAAGGAGGACCAGCTGGCCCACTACGGGCCGATTTAGCAGAACCGGGACACTGTGGCCCTGGGCATCGCGGCCACGAACTACGGCTCGCGGTTCTTTCAGAACGGCGGCGTCCCGCCCTTCGTCGTCACGGGTGGATTCCAGACCGGCGCTGCGCTGGATCGGGCGTCGAAGGATCTCGAGGAGGCGGTCAAGCGCGCCACCCGCGAGCGCCGGCAGGCCCTGACGCTGCCCTCCGGTCACGAGATCAAGGGCATCGGCTCGGATCCGGAGAAGGCGCAGCTGGTGGAGCTCAAGAAGTTTCTGATCGAGGAGTACGCGCGCATCTATTCGCTGCCGCCGGTGTTCCTGCAGGACCTGTCCAGGGCCACGTTTTCAAATACCGAGCAGCAGGACCTGCACCTAGTCAAACACACGATCCGGCGCTGGGTGGAGCAGTTCGAGCAGGAGGTCAATCTCAAGCTGTTCCGCGGCGAGCCCGACTATTTCGCGAAGCTTGAGCTGGACGGCCTGCTCCGCGGCGACTTCAAGACCCGCATGGAGGGCTACGCCCTTGGCATTCAGAACTCGATTACGACGCCCAACGAGGCCCGCAAGCTGGAGAACAGGCCGGCAAAAGCTGGCGGTGATGACCTGATGATTCAGGGCGCCACCGTGCCTCTTGGTCGGCAGCCCATGCAAGGAGATAGCAATGACGTATGAGATACGCGCCGGCCTGCCGGTTGAGCTGAGAATGGATGACGAAAGCACCATCCGAGTTTCCGGCCATGCCGCCGTGTTTAACGAGCGCGCCAATATCGCCGGCGTGTTCGAGGAGCGCATTGCGCCCGGTGCCTTTGCCGAGGCCATTGGCAGGGATGACGTGGTTTTTTTGATAAACCACGCAGGGCTGCCTCTGGCCCGCACGCGATCCGGAACGCTCTCCCTGCGCGAGGATGAACGCGGTCTGTACATGGAGACTGAGCTGGACCGTGATGATCCCGAAGTCAGATCTATCGCGCCGAAGATGAAGCGCGGCGACCTGGACAAGATGTCCTTCGCCTTCATGGTCGAGCGCGAGGAGTGGGACGACACGGGCGAGATTCCGCTGCGGACCATTCATCAGCTCAGCCTTCGCGACGTTTCGATCGTCACGTACCCCGCGTATGACGGCACCGATATCGCCCTGCGCAGCATGGAGCTTTTTCGCCATCAGGCGCTCGATACGCTCGCCATTCACAGAAAGATCAACGCTGACCGCCGCCGGCAGGCCATGGCGCGACAGCTTCAGTCACGCACACAGGAATCATAGCGGTTCCCGCTGTGACGCTCTCTCTCGCCCTTGAGCAAGGCACCCGTCAACTGGAGGTCTTCAATGACTATTGACGAAATGAAGAAACTGCGGGAACGCATGGGCGAACTCGCAACGGAAGCTCGAGCAGAGCTGGACAAGATCACCGACAAGATGGAGGACGGTGAGGTCAAGGAAATCGAGGGTCGCTTCGATGCCATGATGGCCGAACACGACAAGATCGCCGCCCGTATCGAGCGCGAGCAGCGCTTGAACAAGGTGCAGCTGCCTGAGATTGATGACCGGGCTGCCCGCGGCTCTGACGACGACGCCCGCCCGGAGTACAAGGGAGTGTTCGAGCGCGCCCTGCGCTTCGGTGTTTCCTCGCTCACCCCGGCAGAGCAGCGGGTCATGCAGGACGCCCGCACCGAGCTCCCAGAGGAAATGCGGGCGCAGTCCACCGGCACCGATGCCGCCGGTGGTTACACGGTGCCCGAGGAGTTCTCCGGCGCCATCGATCGTGCGCTGAAGATGTGGGGCCCGATGTGGGACGGCGGGATCATCCGAGAACTCAACACGTCAAATGGTCGCCCCCTCAAGTGGCCTACCGTAGACGACACGGCGAAGACCGGACGGATCAAGGCCGAGAATGCTGGCGTGGATGACGACGGCACTGACGACGTCGTGTTAAGCGAGAAAGAGTTCAATGCCTACGTGTACGACACGGGCATGGTGAAGATTCCCATGGAGCTACTGCAGGACTCCGCCTTCAACATGGAGTCTCTTCTCACCGATCTGTTTGCGGAGCGCCTGGGCCGGCTGGCGAACACCACCCTCACCACGGGCACCGGGTCCAGCCAGCCGAACGGCATTGTAACGGCGTCATCCGCGGGCAAGGCACCAGCTGGTGCTGCGGCCATTACGGCCGACGAGCTGATCGACCACCTGCACACCGTAGACCCGGCCTACCGGATGTCGCCAAACTGTCGCTGGATGTTCAACGACAGCACGCTGGCCTACATCCGCAAGCTGAAGGATGGCGACGGAAACTACCTCTGGCAGATGGGTGACGTCCGCAATGGCGAGCCCGCCACCCTTCTGGGCCATGCCTATAGCGTCAACCAGGCCATGGCCAGCATCGCCGCCAGCGCTAAGCCGATCCTGTTCGGTGACCTCTCGAAATACCTGGTTCGCAAGGTCATGGGCTTCCAGGTGATCACGCTTCGGGAGCGGTTTGCCGAGAACTTCCAGATCGGCATGGTGGGTTTCAAGCGCTTCGATGGCGAGCTGCTGAACGCCGCCGCCGTCAAGCACATGGCACACCCGGCCAGCTAACCCTGACGCCGCCCTCCCGGGCGGCCTTTCCTTCCCGGAGTAACCATGAAAATAGAGCTTCTTGTCCCCAGGGTCGGCCCTGCGGGATCTCAGGTTATTGGCGACCAGATCGATGTGAGCGACGCAGAAGGCGCCCGCATGATCGAGGCTGGTCAGGCGCGTCCCGTGAAAGCTCGCGAGACGGCCACCCGTAAAAATGCGAAGTTCGAGAAGGCCGTCGAGTGATGCTGAACCGCACGGTAGCGCCCGCCACCCTGCCTGTCCGCTATTCCGAGTGCAAAGCAGATCTCCGGTACACAGAGTCCGACCAGGATTCCTACATCCTTCAGTTGGTCAAGGATGCCACGGATTATGTCGACGGCCCGCTGGGCGCGCTGGGTCGGGCCCTGATCACCCAGACTTGGGAGCTGCGGATCCCGTGTCTGTGGGACTGTATCAAGCTGCCGGTACCGCCGGTGCAATCGATCCAGAGCATCAGCTACTACGACAAGGACAATGAGGTTCAGGCGCTAGATCTGGACACGTACATTCTCGTGGCCGACAACGATTCCGCAGAGCTGGTGGCGCGCTCTGGGTCTACATTGCCCGGGGTATATGACAGGCCTGAGGGGGTAACCATCACCTTCGTCTGTGGATACGGCGACTCTGCCGAAGATGTGCCGGCCGACATCCGTCGAATCATCCGGCTTATGGCTGCGCACTGGTTCCTGCATGCATCGCCGACAGCATCGGGAACCATTGTAAGCGAAGTTCCGTTCACGGCGCAGATGCTGATTGATACTCACCGCCTCGGCTGGGTGGCCTGATGCGCTTCGGCAGCATGCGTCAGAGAGTCAATCTACTGTCCCGCAGCGAAACTGTCAGCGACGCTGGCCAACCTTCTACAGAATGGACCGCGTATGCCGCGGTCTATGGCGCGCCGAAGACCGTGCTGGGCTCGCAGTTCTATAGCCAGACAGGCACCCAGAACACGATAACGATGGAGCTATCCATCCATTACCGCAAAGGCGTTCGGCCTGGGGATCGGGTGGAGATAGCGGGCGAGCAATACGAAATCGCTGCCCCGCCGGAGAACGTGGGTCTGCTAAACCGCGAACTGCTGCTGAGGCTTCGCCATGTCGAATGACCTGATCAGTATCCGCTCGCTGCCTGAGAATCAAGAAGTCATCCAGAAGCTGGGGCAGCTCGAGGAAGGAATGAAGGACAAGGCCCTGTATACCGCGGTCCGCGCTGGCGCCACGGTGGTGTCCAACCTCATGAAAGCGACATCCCCCGACGACCCGACAACGCCCGGAACCAGCCTGGCCCTCGCGGTAAACGTCTCTCGGCTGAAAGCCGGACAGGCAATCCGCGTGGAGCAGGGCAGACAGACGCGCGCCTCGGTAGAGCCTGGAGACGTGTCGGCGGTCGCCGGACCCAACAAGTCCCGGGCGACCATCGGCGGCGGCAAGTACAACCTCCGAATGCTGCAGAACATCGCGCTATGGCTGGAACACGGTACCCGGCCGCACAAGATCGGCAAGCGCCAGGTGCGGCTGCGGATCGGGCGGAGCCTGGTCACCGGCCCCATACAGCACCCCGGAGCACGGCCGCAGCGGTGGATGCAGCGCTCACTGGAGTCTGCTGGCCCGCAGATCATCGCCGAGTTCTATAGGTCTCTCGAGAACTTCCTGGAGGACTGATGGACGTTTCCGGAATCATTACGCAGATCGAGGACAGCTGCCCTCTGATCGAGCAAGTGGTGGGCGCGCGGGTTGGCGGTTCCACAGCCCCTGCCGCCACGCAGGCGGAGGTGCGGGCCCTTTTCCAGTCTCTGGTCGGGGGCCGCATGTACGCCCTGCAGGCGCCCGAGAGCGTCGCCAGGCCATTCATTGTGTTTCAGCTGGCGTCCAGCTTCCCCGGCGCCTTCGACGGCTACGACATCACGCACACCGACCAATATGTGTTGATGCTGCGCGGCGATGATTATGACGCCTTGCTGGTGATCGCCCTGCAACTGGTGTCCGCTCTCGACGGCGAGGACATTGAGGTCACTGACATGATGCACGACTACAGCCCGCGTGAAGGTCTTTATGGCATCAACTTCGAACTCAACGTCACCCGCCTGGCCGCCGGTGCGCAGAACAAACCGGCGGCTTTCGTTTATCCGCTATCAAGGTCCGCGGCGCCCTCTGAATTCGACAACCGCACAAAGCAACGGGTGACTGGTGAGTACGCGATTCTCCTGGTGACCAGCGGTAACAATATCCCGGCACTCACCGACCAGGTGCGCGCCGCCCTGCTGGGGTGGCAGCAGAGCCAGTACCACCACGAAATGGAATACGCATCAGGCACCTCAATCGAGGGCGTGGGCGGCATGTCTGTCTGGCGGGAAATCTACCGCGATTCTTTCTATATCACGCAGTCCTGAGGAGGGCACGCCATGTTTTTTCGCAAAAAGGTCTTGATGGCGAAGGCCGAAAGCACGTACGCGACCGACTCGGAGCCGGCCGCAACCGACGCGGTACTGACGCGGAATCTCTCAATTCAGCCCTACGGCGGCCCGGTAGTTTCACGTAACACAGACCGGTCCACCCTGGGAGCAGAATCACAGATCAACACCGCCCCAATGGTTCAGGTGACGTTCGAGGTGGAGGCCGCCGGGTCGGGTACCGCGGGTACCGTACCGGCCTGGGCGGACATCATGGAGGCCTGCGGTACGCTGTTTACCCAAGAGGCCGGCGTCGAAACTGTGATTTCGCTGATCTCTACTATTCCACCGAGTGTCACCCTCAGATTCTACCTCGACGGCCAACTGCATACGGTTGTGGGCGCTGTAGGTAATGTCTCGCTGAGCCTGACACGCGGCCAGATCCCGGCCTTCTCGTTCACCTTCATGGGGCTCTACATCCGACCCACGACGGCCGCGCTTCCGACGGAGGATGTATCCGACTACATCGCACCGGTGCCGGTTACCGAGGACAACACCCCCACGTTTACGCTCGGCGCCACTGACCTGATAGCGGAGTCTCTCACTATCGACTTCGGCAACAACCTGGTGCACCGCAACATCATCGGATCGAATCGCGTCAGCGTGACCGACCGGAACATGACGGGCTCTCTGGTCGTTGAAGCCCCGGCCCTGAGCTCAAAGAACTGGTTTGCAGACGTTGAGTCGGACTCCGGGGTCGTCACCCGGGCCCTGCAGCTAATCCACGGTACGTCGGCCGGCAACATCATCCAACTCGACGCGCCGAAGGTGCAGCTGACCTCGATTGAGCCGCAGGACTCTGACGGACTCGTAACCTACAGCATGAACGCCATTTTCATCCCGGATAGCGGTGACGACGAGTTGCTATTCACGCTCACGTAACCCACACCCCCGAAAGGGACATTCGGGGGTGTGGGTGTTGACCGTGCTCCACCCCAATCTCATTCAACGGTCTGCAAGGAGAAACGGTTATGCCAGCTTTCAAGGGCAAGAAAAGTGAAATCACGGTACACGCTCAGGCGGAGATCCTGAACGATCAGAACCGATATACCAAGGTGCCTTTCCGGTGCACTTTCCGCAAGCTGCCCGCCGGTCAGGTGGAGGAGCTTCGCCGGCTGGAGCGCGAGGAGGGACTGGATCCATCTGCGGCCGCTCGAGAAAACCTTGTTGGATGGAGCGATCTTCTGGACGAAGATAATAATCCTATCGAATTCAGCCAGGATGCCGTCGAAGAGGCCATGGATCTTATGGCATATCGCACGGCAATTCAGAACGCCTTCATCCGTGAGCAATACAACGTGAAACTGGTGAACTCAAAAAACTGATTGAGGCCGGATTCCTCTGGGCTGCCCCGCCGAGGGACAGCAGCCTGGATGAGGATGCGGCCTTCTTCAACCTCCCGGACTCCTGGCGGGACTCCGAGCAATCGGAATTCATCGTTAACCACGATGTCTGGCCGATATACGAAGTGCTGTGCGTGGCTTCAAGTCAGTGGGACTACGGCGCCATGACCGGTAAGCGCACCAGCCTGAAATACGCTTCTGTCGTCTGCATAGCCGAGGCGGCGGGATTGACCGTGGATCTAGAGTTTTTCGAGTACGTCCGCGCCTTTGAGGCGGGGGCAATCGCAGCATCACACGAACAGCCGCTGAAGAGTGTCCTGAATGGCTAGAAACTTCAAAACAGGTGTCGAGGTAACCGGCAACGCCAAGGGCGCTGTCAATGCCATGAACCTGACAAAGAAGGGCCTGTCCGATATCGATAAGAAGGTCAAGAACAGCGGTTCTTCCTTCTCCAAGTTCTCGAAGCAAGTCTCCAGCTCCTTCGAGGGCGCCCGCAAGGCGGTCAACAAGTACGGCACGATTGCCGCTGGCGCTGTCACGCTCGCTGGCGCCGCGATGGTTAAGTCTGGCCTGCAGACCGTGGACTCATTGGCTAAAGTTTCTTTGCGGCTGGGGATTGCCACGGAGGATCTAGCAAGCCTGCGCTTCGCGGCAGAGCAGACTGGTGTAGCGTCGGGCACCCTGGACATGGCCCTGCAGCGCATGACCCGCCGGGTTGCAGAGGCGGCGAACGGCACCGGGGAGGCGGTTAAGGCTCTCGATGAGCTCGGCCTATCAGCGGAAGAGCTGAACAACCTGTCCCCGGATCAGACTTTCCGCCGCGTCACCGAGGCCATGGAGGGTGTCGGCAACCAGTCCGATAAAGTCCGCCTGGCCATGAAGTTGTTCGACAGCGAGGGTGTCTCCCTCGTACAGACGATGGCCGCTGGCGCTGCGGGTCTGGACACGTTTGCAAAGCAGGCTCGCGAGGCCGGCCTCGCGATCAACAGCGTGGATGCTGCCCGGGTAGAGGCCGCCAATGATGCGATGAACCGCGTGCGTGCTACCGTCAGCGGGTTCTCGCAACAGCTG